TTTAATACATCTCCAACTTCTATGGTTTTTGCACTTGAAAACGCACCATGGTATAGTAAGTTGCCACTTGAACTAGCATCGAAAATACCAAAGTGACTCACCGAACCCCAAGAACCCGTAGCTGTATCAAATTCAACATTACTATTTGATGATATAGAACCTGAACTCGCTGTGCCGAAAGTCACCACTTTGCGAGTATATCCATTTCCTGATAACTCTGTTCCACTTGCATCATCATTGAAACTGCCCGTTGATAACGCAACATAAAGTGCTGAAGGCTGTGCTAGTGCGACAGAACCTAAAATATGGTCTAACGTTTTGTTTTCTAAATAATTTGATGCTGACATTTTTTTATCCCGTAATAGTTATTAATTGTTTTGTGTAATCATCCTTCATAGCTAAGGCTGAACCATATTTTTCTTTATCGTGGCTCACGATAATTTCCTGAATACCTCTAGTAAATAATTCATCATATTGACGTGCCTTTTGATCGTCTAATAAAAATACACTTGCATGATGTAATGCACCATATAAATAAACGTCAGGATGACGAGTTAGTATTGTATTTGATGTATTAGAATCAGATAAGCCTTCAATAGTTTTACTATAAATCATTTCCATAGTAATAACTGAATCTGGTGATGGTGCTAATTTTATTTCACTTCCAACAATAGAATATGCTTGAGGTGTTCCATTTGCAGAAGTTGTAAAATTTTTATTTAATGAATTGAGTGAATGATAAGCTAAAACTTTTCTAGGCAATGTGTTTAATCGTATGGTTTCAATCCTTCTTAAATCAGTCGGTAATGAAATATATTGGTCACCAGCCGTAGTTGATGCGGTAACCCTATCATGGTCAAATCGTGTGTATAATTCCCTGCTTAATCTGGCTTCTGTTAAATCTATAAAATCATCAATATTTGATGTCAAATCATCCCGTGCTAAGAAATTAGCAATAGATGTTTTTAAATCACTATAATTTGCAAGTGCCATTATAATTTACCTCCACCAGTTCTTAGATACCTATTGTCTGGGTCATTTAAATATTTCTTCCATGCCTTTAGATTTTGTGCAGGCTGTCCAAATCGTTTTAATAATTCATAATATAATGTGACTGGAATGTTAGCCACATGTTGATGATGTTTTTGTGTGTTGCCAATTAATTTACCTTTTTCATACGCATTGGCTTTTTTCTTATTGTCATCTAAAATATGATCCACTTTTTGTTCAGTAACAATATAAGTTTCATCACCTTCATATTTTAACTTAGTGGTTTTTTGTTCGTTTTTACTTACTATTTTTTCCATAATTTTTTACTCATAAAAAAGGGGGTTTTTACAACCCCCTAATTATAATTATTACGATAAATCGTAAACTGCTCCGTGTGCTTTCGGTGCGTTCACAATTAACGTCATTTCAGAAACAATCGCAAACTTAGTTGCATCACCAGTAGGTGCTACATCACTAACTGAAAACGAACGTCCTGACAATGCACCCATCTTAATATATTCAGGGTCTAACAGATATACTCTGTCATTTTGCATTTGTCTGTCAATAACGACATTTAGAGTTCCAAAATCTGTCAAAAAAATTGACACCGAACCTATTATGACCGCATCTTGCGGTGCTGAGGCTGTCATTTGGATTTGGTTTGTCGCAACTGAGCCACTACTTAATGCACTAAACGTTGCTTTTTTAGATGGTGAAACAACAAGCATCGACGGATTGCCTCCGTCTTCATAACAAGCCTGCATAACTGTTTCAATTTGAGCAAGGGTCATCGCCCTAGCAGTTCCGTCAGTTCTAACACTACTTCCATCAAAAGCTGTAATGTCGGTGGCATCACCAGCACTAGATACGTTCGACAGCCAAGTTTCAATAGTTCCGAACTTTCGTGGATCAGATGCGGATTTTGCAACAGATGCACATAAAGTTTTTTCAATGTCACGTCTTTGTTCAATGCCTTTTAAGACTTTGACATAAGCCGTTTCTTTATCTCGCCCTGCTTTATCTATCGTATCTAATGTATTGCTCACACTACCAGCTTGTACAAAGATTTGATGCTGGTTGCCAAGACGAACAGTAGGTTGCGGGTTACTATAACTGTAATCTGCACCCTCATTGTTTGCATTATTATCAACGGCACTTGCGAGTTCTTGCACCTGCCATTCGTGGTTTATCCCTTTTGTTGCCACTTTTTCCATGTTGGAAAATAAAGGTGTCTCGTCTGGTGTAATTCTTGTGATTACATCAGATAAGTCTTCTCTTTCACCTATGGCTGAAGAATTAGTATAAATCGCCATGATTTACTCCTTAAAGTTAAATAGTTTATATTTATTTGTTCATAAGATACTCTACAGCATCTTTCATTTTTCCTGACTTACCAAGTCGGTCAAATAATTGTTTGGACTTTCTTTGCTTACTTTCATTCTTAGAAGTTGGAACTGCCCCTTTAATCATTTTTGGTGCTTTGGTTACCTTCTTCTTTGCAACTTGATTTTTCTGCACAAGCCTATCATAAAGATATGCTTTTCGTAAAACTTCAATCGCCCTTGGGTCTGATGCCGTCTGCATTTCTAAATCTGAAAATCCGACACGTTTTGCATAGTTGACAACCGCTGATTTTTCTTTAGTTGCAACATCTGCATTTTTCCATGTTGGTATTCGTTCTAGTAATTCGACTTTAGCGGACTCAAGATTTTTTTGATAGTTTTGAATTAAATCTGATTGCTGAGCTTGTTGAAGTCTTACTTGTTCATCCTTAACAGCCTTAACTGTATCTTGATGTTTTTCGTAAGCATCTTTTTGTCTAAGGTACTCACTAGGATCAGAATTTATTAAATTTTGATCAGGTTGTGGTACTGGATTAGATAAAAATTGTTCAACCGCTTTTAAGTTTTCTGCAAGTTGTGTCCTTTCAGCTTGAATCTGCTGTGCTTGGATGTCAAACTGTTTTCGCTGTTCAGCTAACTGCTGAGTTTTGCGAGAATAATCAGATGTTCGAGAATAACCTTGTTGTAATTCTTCCAGAGTTACATTAACATCTTCACCATTAACTTTAACAGTATATGTTTCAGGCTCGGTCTGAACTACTTCATCAGTTACTTCATCTTCCATGTCTGCTTCAGATTCATCAACACTTTCAACTTCTTCCTCTACAACTTGTTCAGTTGCATCAGTTTCTGTTTCTTGTATATCTGTTTCTGGTTGTTCCTGAACAGTTTGCTCAGGATTATTTGACTCTTGACTCGTTTTAGAATTGTCATCTTGCGATGGTTCTTGTTTAACGTTTAAGAGATAATCAACGGCTTGACGTTGATTCATAGTATTAGGTTCAGTTCCTTTCGGATTGCTGTTATCCATAATTTATTCCTTTTTTAGTAAAATTTTTTTTTATTAATTGTATCAAGTTTTTCAGTTGCTAATTTTCCATCAGCTACCAAAATAGATATTTCTTCACGAATCTTACGCAAAGCTTGTAACTGTCTATAACAAATTTCACGCACGTGCGAATCATCGCTTTTACTTTCTGAAAAGCCTTCAATATAACGTTTTTCAAGGCTGTCCAAAACTTTTTTAAATATGTCATTATTGAGTAAATCTTTAGCTTTATTGCCTTGACTTGCTCTTTTACGAAGGTCATTATCATCATTCATATCTATATTTGACGTGTACCCATAGTGCCAGACATTTGATTACCAAGTAAACCACCCATTAATGTTCTAGGGTCTGTCATTGTATCTAGTGGCATCATCATGTTTTGACCCACGGCTTGTTGTTGCCTTTGCATTTCTTCTAACATTCTCATCGCTTCAGCTTGACTTATTTGTCCACCACCCATTGTATTTGGAACTCTTTCTATGTCTGCCTCTGTAATAGCGGACATTCCTCCAGCATTCATTTGCGGATTCATACCGCCACCCATTCCACCACCTAACATATAGGCTTGACCAGCATTGTTGAAATTACCCAATAATCCTGATCCTAATAATTGACCGATAGAATTCATTGGAGATGCCTCAACACCAAAAACCTGACTTACGGGCAAACCCGTTGCCACATTTCCAAGACCGCCTAGAAAACCACCGAGTCCTCCGCCCATTAGTTTTTCAAAGAAATCATTCATATTTATCTCCTTTATAAGTTTTGTGAAACTTCTTTATTACCAAGAACTTGAGCCTGACCTCTTAATTGAAGTTCAGCATTTAGTTCCTGACGTTTTAATTCAATATCCGCCATTAGTTTCTCTCTAGCGAGTTGAATATCTGATTCTAATTTTTTCTGTTTTAATTCTATTTCGGCTTTTGCCTTCATCATATCAGCCTGAACACTTTGTTCCGCCTCACTTGGTTGCGGTTGCATTGGTGGTTGTTGTCTTGGATCAAGGAAGAATGAATCTACATCTTTAAACCCTGATAGTTCTAACATTTTACCAATCGTTTCTCGGTACTGTGATAAATTGGTCAATGGGTTTTCTAATCCCATAGTCAATAAAATTTGTTCTTGTGTCTTAGCCACTCTGTCTAATACTTGCAATTTCTCATTTACTTGCCCCGTACCTAATCCAACATTGACCTCCATATCGTAAGAATTTTTCCATTGTCGTACATCCATCGGTACAAAGTTATTATTTAATCTAACAATTTGTGGTTGTGTTGCGTGTTTTGTTACTAAATGTAAAATTCCTTTAAATAATTGCTTAACACCCGTTTCAGCAAATACTCGTGCAATTAATTCAATCTTACCCTGACTAGCAGATACAATTTGATTTACAGCACTTGCCGTTGTTGATTGAAGTGCATCTGGTTCTAAACCCATACTTGCTTTATTTAAACCCGTACGAGATTCTTTTATTTGATCTAAATAATCAAGTAATGGAAAACTTTGATTAGCTATTAATGGTGTTGTTAATGGTTGAACAGCACCAGCTTGTTTTGCCCTGATGATACCTCCGGGATTGTTATTTATTATATCATCTAAATTAACCTGCCCGTCAACGGCTACTAATCTTGTGTTGTTTGATAAATATAAATTATCTAAAATTTGTCTAAGTACAGTTGATTTAATTAACTGCAAATCCATAACTTGTTCAGCTAACGATACACCAATCATTCTGTGTGGCATTAATATCGGTGAACATACGGCAAAAGGAATATGGTCAAATGGCTCATTCATAAGAATATGATAGCCTTGTCCAATAGCACACACCCTTCTCAATTCAGGAATTTTATCATCATCAACATCAACACGAATATATGCCTCGGTGTACATTACTTTTCGTTGTGATTCATCTGTTGGATTGTATTCAGGTGAACCCGAATCTATATCTTCAAAACGATTTCTTTTTTCTTCTTCTTGATCTAATTCTTCACCACTTCCTGCATATTGCATTACTTCATCAAAATCATAACCCATGGCTACTAATTCACCCACACTCATTTCTCTCCTATGAGCAACGAAGTCGGCATCTGCTAAATTTTTAGTGTGACGTTGAATTAAAAATTCTTCCTCAGGAATATTAATTATTTTTATCTGACCAGATGTAGTTTTCTTTTTTATCTTAACATCATAAAGCATGGGTATTGGAATCACATTTCCCATTTCGTCAGTTTGTTCCTCTATATCTTCATTTATTGGTCTTGAATCTTGTTCAATAATTTCAATATTGTCATCAGATGCCATTATTGTTAATTCATCTAAGGTTAGACCATTATACGTTTCTTCAGTGACATCCTCAGATTCATCCCAATAAAACTTTAATACACCTAGTTTAAATAATAAGGCTGATTTAAACCAATTATGAAATAACGTAAAGCCATCATTTTGATCCACAATATAATTACAATATTGTGTTGCCTGAATAGATGCCGAAACATCTTCTTGTTGACGAGGTACAAAACGAACATATTCTTTACTTGATGTAAAAATTCGCATAACTGATGGCATAACCATCTCAATTACTTCTTGCACATCTGAAGTTACAACTTTTGACTTTCCCGATTGCTCATTTCCAAATTCTTCTGAATTGTAATAATCTTGAACTTCAATTCTAAATCCAGACAGTTCAGTATCATAATAATTTAAAGCATCTTCCATACGATTTTTAACAATCGTTTGTAATTGCTCATCAGTCATTTTTGGCATACTTAATTCTTTTCTTTTTTATAAATAAATGGCGAATAACCATTGATGGTAAAATTTTTATTAAATAAATTACTTATTTTTTCTTCTTTTTTTTTGCAGTCTTTTTCTTTTTTTTTCCATAAGTGTACATCATCGTTTTCTCCTTTTTTTAAATGTTGCTACTTTACTCATTGGGTTTGCTCTTTTGCGAGTAACCGCTGATTTTATTTGTGCCTTAGTCATTTTTTTGGCTGTGGCTAACGGTACACATTTTGGATAACCACGTTTAGAACTTTTAGCTGACTTACGTCCACAAGGTTGATACTTGCCTTTTTTCTTAGGACTAGCAATATCCACCCATTTTTCTTTTTTAAACCATTTGGTTAAACCGCCTTTAGGCTTTGCCATTATGTAGTCCTATATTTACCACCACGTTTTTTGTAGGTTCTAACTAACCAAGCTGAACTATAAGCTGAGGGTGTAACATCAAATTTTCTTTTCATTTCTGCCTTAACACGTGCATATAGCGAAGGGTTAGTGGGTACAGCCTTTTTCTTTTTTGTGGATTTTCTTTTTTTAGTCATTATAGCCTCGTGGGAAAACTAATAATTGTTGATTAGGATTAACGTCAAAATTATCATCTCTTAATCCATAACTGACCATTCTATTTTCAGGATTAAGTCTTTGTTGATTATTTAAATCCATTCTTTTTTCTGTTAATCGTGCCTCTGCCTCTCCTGCCAATCTTTTATATCCCTCATAAGGTTTATCATAATTCATCATTGTATTATCATACACACCATAATCAGCCTCACGACCCAAACCAATACGTTTTTGTAAATTTTCTATTTCAAATGTATTAGGAAGTTTATCTTGTTTTTGTTGTAATGTTCTAATTCTATTTTTTATTTGTTGTGGTGTTTTGTCTTTATAAAATGTTTCATAATTTGAGTATTTAAATTTTTGCGAGGTTGGGTTTTGAGCAACATTTTGAAAGTCTAATGCTGATTTAGCTTTCATTTTATCCTCTTGTCTTTTTGCAAGAAAATTTCCAACTTTACGAGCATATTCTAATCGTGAACCGCTTTTAGGCGGTAGACCTATTTGTTTGTACATTTCATCTCTCTCACGACTACCAAGTTTCATAAAATCAAAATTATTAAAAGCATCTTTAGGTCTATTAATATTTTTTAAACTATTTAAATAATCTAAATCATACAAATACGATAATTCATCTCTAGTTTGTAATGCCTCTGTTAATTTAGGGTTTTTAAATCTACCCTCCATAAAACTTGCCAATCCACTAAAAGGGTTTTCATTTTTCCCTTCCAATTTTTCAACCCTCGCTTTTACATCAGCTTTTGGGTAAAATTCGTATGCTTCAATATTACCCCCTTTTGCAAAGTTTTCTGTATCTTGTATGGCGTGTTGAATTTCGTGTAGTATAACTGATCTTTTTTCAGTAGGTGATAAATCTTTTCTAATATTTATAAATTGCCTACCATCAGCATCTTTTAAAAAATAACCTGATGAACCAAGTCTCATATCT